ATGGGCACTCTTGCGCTGATCAAACGCTCTCACTTGTGGCGAGACTACAAGTGGGACAAGCACATCACTCAGTATCATAAGCAGATCAAGAAGTTTGCTTATGCCTATCCTGTGGAAGACCTTGAGGAGCGTATCAAACTCACCAAAGAAGCCTATCCACAGGGTAAACCAAGCCTCAATAAAACTAACGAGGAGTTCTTTGACGATGCAGTAAAGAAAGTCTATGATCATGACTTCATCCACGAGCTTGCAGCTTATGGCAAAGAGCCACTCTATCTTAGTTTGAAGAGAGACTTCTCTAAAGCTTGGTGTGAGAAAGACCTATGGGAAGCTCTACCTCACGAAGACCAACTAAAGTGTGTGGCAGAAGAAACCTATGTAATCGCAACTGAACGCTTCCTTGTTCGTAACAATTGGGAATACCCACTCAAACTAGCTTATCTAGAGGCCCTAAAGAAAGTCTGTACCACACTGACTTCGGGCTTCTTCCGAGACAAAGCCATTGACTACTACCCAGAAGTTGTGGCACTATTCGACACTAACAAATTCCAACACATCAAGGAGAACTTGAAATGACCTTTGAACAAACCCTCGTAGACTACTTCAATGCCAACCAGAGTGTAGCAACCGAGGCTATGCACTGTGACCTAGCTATTAGCTATGTACCTTGGAAACAAACTCAACCTGTTCTGACTGAGTTCGGTGAGTTTGCTGAACCTCTTGGAATCTCTATCAAGCTAGTTGATAACTACGGGGGAGAAGATCAAGGTTCGACTTACTACGCTGTATACCAGTTCAGTAAAGACGGTGAAGAAGACGTGTACATCAAGTTTCATGGCTGGTATGCATCTTATGATGGAGCTACCTTTGACGATTTCAAAGTTGTGCAGCCTAAACACGTCATTAAGGTTGAATTTGAATAAAAAACCTCTTGCACACCGCCAAGAAAACCTGCTACAATTTCACTAACAAAACCATATAGGAGATAGTATGGGCACTCGTCGCGTAAAACTTACTGGCCTTGCATACTGGAGCAAGGTGTTTCCCGGCAATAGAGATTTGACTGGTTTCGAGGATGCACTCAAGGAAATTGGTGGACAAACCACCATTGATGTAGACCTTGATAAAGACAACATGGACCTGCTGCAGAAGTCCAAGTCCATGAAACGTGGAACTCCGAGTCCTGATAATCCGGGTCTGACTCGCGTTAAGTTCACACGAAAGTGGACTGAGAACTTTGGAGGTGGTGCACCTGTGGTGCATAAAGCAGATGCCTCTAACTGGGACTACGATATGGATGGTCCTATCGGTAATGGCTCCAAAGTTAGTGTGATTTTATCTGTCTATGACACTTCACGTAAGTCTATCGTAGGCACTCGACTGGATAAGGTGACTGTACTTGAGCACGTAGAGTACAACCCTGACGACTCCGCAGAGGAAGTGGCACCTAAGCCGCAAACCAGTAAGCCTGCGGTGAAGAGTCCACCTCCGCAAGATGACTTGAACGACGACCTGCCTTTTTGAGGTGTAACACAAAGAAAGGGGCCGAAAGGCCCCTAACTCTTTAGGAGAAAGAATGAAAGTAATTCTTGATGGAAATCCTGCAGACTTTGGTGTAATGCTCAACATGGTCTTCCGAGTCACTGCACAAAACTCTAATCAGAAGTCTGGTCGTAGTAGCTCTGTTAAAGAGCAGATCAATGGTAAGCAGTTCGAGGTTATCCGAAATATTGACTCGTATACCGTGAAGGGGTCTACTAAATGACTCTTAATGCTTATCTCAACATTGCAGCGCTTCTCTTTGCACTAATTCACTTGATTGCTGCCGCGCTATCTAAAGAAGATATTAAAGAGATTAAGCACGTAATCTGGGCAACTTTCTTGGTACTCGCGGTAAACACAGATATGGGGGTATTTCAATGAAGTATAGTGCAAAGCTGGTAGGTTATACCCAATCTGTTATTGGTATCCCTACCTCTGGTCCAGAAGCTCTTGTGGCTTACTGTGCTCGTGTAAGTAACCCTTCTAATCAAGACAACCCAGACTACAAAAAGCTTCTGGAATACTGTATTCGTAACAAACATTGGTCAGTGTTTGAGATGGTCAACGCTGTAGTAGAAGTTAAGGCTCCCCGAGATATTACCCGACAACTTCTTCGTCATCGAAGCTTTTCGTTTCAAGAATTCAGTCAACGCTATTCGGACAAGATTGATTTCACTGATCGAGACTTCCGGCGTCAGGATAACAAGAATCGACAAAACAGCATTGACGATCTTGACGAAGATGTAGGTAATATGTCCATCTCTCAGATGGAAGCCTTGCTAGACTACGTTAAAGATAGCTATGAGGCTATGCGTAAGGGTAATGTAGCTAAAGAGTGTGCTCGTGTAATCTTGCCAGAGGGTCTTACTATGAGTACTCTATACGTCAATGGAACCCTCCGCAGTTGGCTCACGTACCTTGAAGTTCGTGACGACCCTCACGTAACCCAACACGAGCATGTCCTCTTGGCACAAGCTATCCGAGAAGCCCTACTACCCATCTTCCCAACTGTACTAAAGAAAGATAGTGAATGAAAACTCTAGATACGTTGTGTTACGATATCGAGCAAACCCTTCTAGGTCTCGGTGGTTGGGACCGAGCAGCTTCTGAAATCTTCGGCAACGATCTGAAAGAAGTCTCCTACCAACGCTTCCATAAGCCAGCACAAGTTCGTAAGTATCTTTCTCTGTCGTCCATTGGCACACCGTGCAGTCGTAAGCTCTGGTATAAGGTCAACGAAGCAGAGAAGGGAGAACCACTTGGTGCAGAAGCTATTGGTACCTTCTTCTATGGGGATATGATCGAAGCTCTGGTTATTGCTCTGGCTAAAGCTTCTGGTCATGACGTGCAAGGTGAGCAGACCAAGCTTAATGTTCATGGCATTATCGGGCATCGTGACTGTATCATTGACGGGGTTACGGTAGACGTTAAGTCTGCTAGCAAGTACTCCTTCCAAAAGTTTGCCAACCATAACCTCCGAGAGGAAGACCCATTTGGCTATATCAGTCAGCTTAGCTCTTATGTCTACGCAGGTAAGGACGATCCACTGGTACTCGACAAGACCTCTGGAGCTTTTCTCGTTGTACAGAAAGACCGATTCAAGCTCTGCCTAGACAAGTATGACTTCACAGAAGAGTTGAAGGTCAAAGAGCAGGAGATGCTGGCAGCTAAGGAGATGGTTAAAGGGCCTATCCCCGAAGATCGTATCAAGCCAGTGCCTCAGTCTAAGACTAGTCCTAATACGATGCTGGATACTCAATGCTCTTACTGTGAGTTCCGTAAAACCTGCTGGCCCGAAGCTCGTACCTTTGCCTACTCTACGGGCTACCAACACCTTGTTGATGTTGTCACTGAGCCAAAGGTTACGGAGATTATCGAATGACTAAAGGTATCTCCACAGCCTCCCGTAAGGCTAAGGGCAGGAACTTACAAAAAATGGTGAGGGATTCCATCTTGGAGTCCTTCCCTTTGCTAGAGCCTGATGACTGTAAGAGTACGGCTATGGGGCAAGGAGGGGAAGATGTTCAGCTATCCCCCGCAGCGCGGAAAGTCTTTCCCTACAGTGTAGAGTGCAAACGACACAAAGCTTTTGCAGTCTATGGGCCTTTTGAACAAGCTAAAACAAACTCCAAAGGTTATCAACCACTATTGGTAATCCAAGGTGATCGAAAGAAACCCCTAGCCATACTAGACTTTGAACACTTTATGGAGTTGTCCAAGAATGCTAAAAAAGATTCTGAGTCTCTTTAAGAAGCCTGAACCTCAAGAGATTCCACAAGAGAAACTTAAAATCTGGGGTGTACTTCAAGGTCCTTACTCTCGACAAGAAGTAGGTGACCCCTATGTTCCAGATGGATTGAACTACATGGTTCTATGTAAAGCCTCTTACAAGAAAGAAGTATTTGATCGAGAGTTTTGGTTTGAGACTCTTGACGAAGCTCGCGCAATGGTAGATCATTTCAAGAGTAATATTGAGCCAATGGAGTTGAATGTACATGGGTAAGACGTGTGTAGTGTATTCTTGCGCCCATGCGCATCCAGATGTTTCTAATGAACGCTTCACTTGGTTGGGGGACTTTATTGAAGACCTTAAGCCAGACTACGTAGTAGACTTGGGTGATGGGGCCGACATGCAAAGTCTAAACAGCTTTGATACCCGTAATCCTAAGGCCATTGTAGCACAGAGCTATCAAGCGGATATCGAAGCTTACAACGACTCTCAAGATCGTATCTGGTCTCGTTATAAACTAACCAAGAAGAAGCGACCATATCGTATTGGCTTTGAGGGTAATCACGAGAATCGACTGCGTAAAGCAATCAGCCTTGACCCACGACTCGAAGGGGATAAATATGGAATCAGCTTCTCTCACCTAGATACAGACCATTGGTTTGATGAGTATCATGGGTACCACAACGGGGGGCCAGCTATTGCTTCCTATGACGGAGTAAGCTACGCACACTTCTTTAGTGCAGGAAACTATGGAAACGCTATGAGCGGCCTGCATCATGCCTACTCTCTAATTCAAAAACGCCACAGTTCTTCGGTCTGCGGGCATAGCCACAAGCGTGGACTCTATTTCAAGGATGAAGCCTATCCAGTAGCTTCTATCGGCATGGTTGTCGGTTGCTACAAAGGTGCAGAAGAGACTTGGGCCGGGCAGTCACAGAACGCATGGTGGAAGGGTGTTGTCGTTATGCGGGATGTAGAGAATGGGTATTTCGACCCTGAATTTGTTAGTATGAAACGCTTGGAAAAGCAATATGGAGCTTGCTAAATGAACCCGCTTCGATATAACATTACGTTTTCGATTACTGTAGACCCAGATGCGAACTTCCTTGAAGTTGATCCTCGAAGCCGACTCAGTGTACTACACGACCTGATCGAGGATGCAATCTACGAGATTGACGACATCCAAATCCAAGACCTCCAAGTACAGGAAGACTAAATGTTCAAAGCTGAAATTGACTATCCCGCAGAGTTTATCCGTACCTTTGATGCCTCTGTAGATATGAAGCTGTGGGTAAAACTTCTTGAGGAGGAGACCAAAGAGCTTAAAGAAGCCCTTGAGGGTACTGACCGAGAGCATGTACTTAAAGAAGCAGCAGATGTTCTCTACGTAATCGCACCTGTTATGTCTCTTGGTCAAGTTCTTTATGAGCTTGGATTCTTGAGTACTGAACTAAGCAAGTTAGCAGAAGAAAAGATTACTCTTGCTGACAAGTACATGACCACTGTTTCAACTATGTTCTCTGAGGAAACTGTAGCAGAAGCCTTGAAGCTAGTTCACGAAAGTAATATGTCCAAGCTTGATGAGAATGGTAAACCTATCCGACGAGAAGATGGGAAGATTCTTAAAAGTAAACTCTACAAAGAACCTGACTTGAAGGCTCTAGCTAAATGACTGTTCAAGAGTTAATCAACAAACTAGAAAAGATCAAAGACAAAGAGAAGCCAGTTATGATCACTGGCAGTACCGCACTAACTGACGCACTGTGGCATTGGCATTTCCGAGACCAACCACACCAACTACTTGTAGGATAAAGTATGAACACGCACCCCTCTACCCGAGCAGAAATTGTTACTCGACGGACCTATAACCGCCCTAAAGAAGATGGAACCTTTGAGACTTGGGGAGAGACCGTAGACCGAGTTATTGAGCACCAGAAGTGGCTCTGGGAACGGGCTAAGGGTACAACACTAAATCACCACGAGATGGCAGAACTGGGCCGTCTGGGTAATCTTATGGAAGAGCGTAAAGCCACTGTGTCTGGACGTACTTTGTGGCTTGGCGGGACTGACGTATCAAAAACTCGTGAAGCCTCTCAGTTCAACTGTAGCTTTGGTAAGATTGAGACTGTACACGACGTGGTAGATGCCTTCTGGCTTCTTCTGCAGGGTTGCGGTGTTGGCTTTGAGCCTATTGTGGGGACTCTTAGTGGATTCTCTAAAGAGGTTGAACTCAAGATCACGCGCTCTACGAGAACTGAAAAAGGTGGTTGGGAATTTAACCAAGTCTTCCAAGGTATCAACCAAGAAGGAAAAAAAGTCTGGCAGCTTGTAGTAGGTGACAGTGCAGACTCTTGGGCCAAAGTTCCGGGTAAGTTGCTTGCCCTTAAAGACCCTGTAGATATTATCCACCTAGACTTTAGCCAGATTCGTCCTGCAGGTGAACGACTAAAAGGTTACGGCTGGATTAGCTCTGGCGATGAAACCTTTTCAAAAGCGATGGAAGCTATTGTGGCTTTGCTTAATAAGCGGGCAAAGAAACTCCTTCGTCGTATGGATATCCTCGATCTCCTAAACCACCTTGGTACTACCCTTTCTTCTCGTCGTTCTGCAGAGATTGCAGTAATGCCTGTAACTGACCCAGAGGCCGATGAGTTTATTCTGGCAAAGAAAGACTTCTGGCTTCATAACAACGACCACCGACAACAATCAAACAACTCCCTTATCTTCTACTCTAAACCCAGCAAGTGGGAGTTGACCTACATCTTTCAAAAGATCGTAGAGGGTGGTGGGTCTGAACCCGGCTTTATTAACGGGGAGGCAGCACTTAAACGAGCACCTTGGTTCAAAGGTGTTAACCCCTGCGCGGAGATACTCTTGGGTAACAAATCTTTTTGTAACCTTGTAGAGGTCGATTGGGGTAAGTACGTAGATGACTACGCAGAACTTCGTAATGCTGTATATGATGCTGCACGAGCTAACTACCGTCAAACCTGTGTAAACCTTGACGATGGCGTTCTACAACGCTCTTGGCACGAACTTAACGAGTTCCTTCGACTCTGTGGTGTGGGGGCTACAGGTATTGTGAAGTGGCTGGCACGGAATATGACTGGTGTAGAAGATAAGCTGCAGGGTCTTCGCCAAGCAGCTATTGATGGTGCTAACAGCATGGCAGATGAGCTTGGCTTGCCTCGACCTCAAGCTGTTACAACTGTAAAGCCTAGTGGCACTTTGTCGAAGATTATGGATACTACAGAGGGCGTCCATAAACCTCTTGGTCGTTATATCTTCAACAACGTAACTTTCTCTAAGCACGACACCATTCTTCCTATGCTTAAAGAGGCTGGCTACAAGATCATTGATAAACCTATGGAAGCTGACAGCGTTCTTGTCACCCTCCCTGTCGAGTATGCAGATGTTGACTTTAATCTGGTAGACGGGAAGTACGTGAACCAAGAGTCTGCCCTTGAGCAGCTTGATCGCTATAAGTTGCTTATGGATAATTACGTAGACCACAACTGCTCTGTGACAATTAGCTATGATCAGGGTGAGATTCCCCAGATTGTAGATTGGATTCATACTAACTGGGATCACTACGTTGGGGTATCTTTCATCTATCGTAATGATGCTACCAAGACCGCTAAAGACTTGGGCTACTTGTACCTTCCCCAAGAGGTTGTCACAAAAGAAGAGTATGAAGCCTACGTGAGTACCTTGTGGCCTGTAAATCTTAACAGCCTTGGCACTACTGACGACCTTTCAGACGAAGCTTGCTCCACGGGAGCTTGTCCAATCCGCTAACTAAGATCGATCCCGCGAAGAAAGAGCATCTTAGTTACTTCAAGACCTGAGCAAGTCTGTAAAAGGCTCCTTCATAAGGAATCCAAATGTTCTACATCATCTCAAAAGATCACTGCAAATGGTGTGACCTAGCTAAAGAAGTTCTTAATAGTCGAGGAGAAGAGTTCAAAGAAATCCCTCTGGAAGATAACCACTACCTTATCGATCTATTCTCTAAAGTGGACTACAAGACTGTTCCTCGTATCTACTATGACAAGACTTATATTGGTGGTTATGAAGACCTTCTAAAGTACCTTGACCACTGAAAATATCTCTGCTATTCTTACCTAAGTAATACAGGCATAACGTCTGTATCCTAATAGGATAAATACATGGACCCTATTACGATCCTTGCAACCAGTTTCAGTATCATTGTAATTCTAGGCTGGGTAATCTTTACTCACAACCGAATCAACAAGCTTGAAGAGCTTCTTACAGAAATGGACGAAGACCTAGAGCATGTTGAAGACTTCCTCGAGAATAATGCAGTTCCTTTGGAAGAGATTAAGCAATGACCACGAAGCGGTCTCGTACCCCAGCAGTAGCTAGTAATGACAATAAGCGTGTCTCTCGATACAAAGGCGCAGAAGAAGAACAAGCACTCAAACAAGTACTTCTAAAAGCTTACAACGATAATCAAAAGCTGTACTTGAATGCACTAGAAACTTCACAGCAGACTATTGTACTTGGCCCAGCGGGGACTGGTAAAACCTTTATGGCGGCTACTCACGCTGCTAATCTCTATCTTGCCAAGAAAATCCACAAGATTGTTGTCACACGACCTAATGTACCTGTAGGAAATGACCTAGGTTTTCTTCCGGGGACCCTACAAGAAAAGTTTGCACCTTGGGCTGCCCCCGTTATGGATGTTCTTAACAAGCATATGGGTATTGGTGTTGTAGAGTCTGCCTTGAAACATGGTAACATTGAGACTGCACCCCTGTCTACCATGCGGGGACGTTCCTTTGATAACGCTTTCATGTTGTGCGACGAAGTACAGAACACCTCCGTAGAAGAAATCAAGATGTTGCTAACTCGGGTTGGTAAAAACACTCGCGTTGTCCTTAACGGAGATATTACTCAGTCCGATATCAAAGGGGGTTCTGGGTTGGATAAAATCCTCTATCTTTCTAAGAAACACAACATGGGTATCCCAGTTATTGAGTTTGGTATTGACGACATTGTTCGTTCAGATATCTGCAAACAATGGATCATTGCCTTTACTAAGGAGGGTCTTTGATGTTTAACCCCGGAGATATTGTCTGCGCAAACGTATCTGGTGGCGTGATTGAAAAAGTGGTAATCATAACTAAAATGGCCGAGGGAGACCCTCTTCGTGCAAATATGTACACAGTAAGAGATTTACGTCAAAAACTGCATTATGTCTATGAAGACAACCTATACCCCACTTCCCCACTAGCCCCAAAACAGTACACTGCAAACCAAAAAGAACACAAGAAGCCTGATGGAGGTCCTGCAGACTACTATGATATCCCTTACAAAGCACATACTCTGAATGATCTACTTGAGTATAAAGGGGAATATCACTGGAGAGGCGACAGCTTCCACCTAGCTAACCTAGTTAAGGCTGCGTGGCGTTGGGGTGTCAAGCAAGGGACTACAGAATCCTACGATGCACGTAAGTTTATCTATTCTGGCGCACGACTACTCATGAAGTATGCTGGAGTAAAGGAACTTCGTGATACTCTACAGAGGATGCTCGATGATCCTCAGTTCAAGGAGGACGACAAATGAAAGCCTTTGACGAAGGTGCCTACGCCTTCAAACGAGGAAAAAACCTGACTAACCCTTATCCCCAAGGGACAAGTCGATATCGTGATTGGGAGTATGGCTTCAACAAAGCTTACTTCGCCAACTTGGAGATGCTGAATGGGAAGGCCGAGAAAGTCACCGATTCCACTGGAAATCGAAGCTAAACAGTTTCTAACCCAGAACAAGGCCCCAGAGAAGGTACTGACTACAAAAGACTATGTAGCTATTGCAATGTTCACGGGGCTACTATCACGAAGCTCTGGCATGATTCGCAGAGAAGACCTTCGAGAACTTAAACAAGCAGCCTACGAATACGCAGAAGCCTTTCTGGAAGACTAAAGAAAAACACCCTAAGGTTTGTTCCTTAGGGTGTCTCTTTTTATTTGGACTCGTACATGATCTTGTCCCAGTTCTTAGCTAGGTGGATAAGTGTTCGTAGCTTATCTGGTCCACCTTCAAGAGCCACAATGTCTACAGGACTTTCTTCAATACCCAGATAGTCTAGAGCCTTCTTTACGTTAGCTTGGTTAGGGAGAGAAGACAGTTCACGGAGGAGCTTAAGACCCTCATCTTTACCCACACCAGTGTCAAGAACAGCTTGCGCCTGAGCCTTAGCAGCAGTGATAATAGCTTGAACTTTGTTCTGTCGGTAGCCCAAGGGCTGCTTAAAGAAGTCCGGCTCTTTCTCTAGAAGAGAGGCTGCCAGAGTGTTAAGCGCAGGGTAGATCAACTCATCCATACGGTTCTTTACTTCTGGATCACCACCCCACTTGATCTTCTGCCAATCACGACTTCCGATAGAATTAAGAAGCATGTTGATCGGGGAGTTCTCTGGTGTTGTACGTTCACCAAAGCTCTTGTTCACGTCCACAGGGACCTTACCTTGAGTAGGACTCCAGCGAGGTTCACGGTTGTCTTCCATCCCCAATAGTCCGGGGAGCTTGTCAACGTAACGAAGAGACTCGTTAAAGAACTTGTAACCCTGACGACGGTCAGGTGCTTCATAGTCCCCTGTAACTACCATTGCAGCTTGATTGATAGGATCAAGGAAACGAGTAGTACCAGAGGTGATATTTGTAGCAGAGGCAAGCATTATATCCAAAAAGGTACTAGACAACTCTTCCGTATCACCTGCCAGAGCAGATTGAACAAAGTCTGAAAGGAGCTTAAGAGACTCTTCCCCAGAACGAAAGATTTGTCCTGTAACCATACTAAAAGCCTCTGCCTTAAGGTCCTCAGAGACCTCACCATCCTTGAGCAATCTATGACCAAGTAGCTGCCCAATCAAGTGGTAATATGCCTCAGGAGAGTCATAAGTTACATCTCGGATTTCACCAGTAGTCTCGTCACGCTCTTGGTTCCAAGCCAGACCATTCTCGATCTTCTCTTGCCCCTTCAAAGCAAAGTAAGTGAACAAAGACCAACCTGCGATACCCTTTGCAAGAAGTTCCTGACCGCTCTCTTGTGCCAAGTCTACATCATAACCACCAAACTTCTTAAGCACCCAACGGAATGCGTTGATACCTGTGGTATCTCCTAGAAAAGCTATAGAGGTATTAAAAAAGCGTCCAAAAGGGACAACAAAACCACCGTAGGAGTGAGAGGAAATAGCTTCAACAGCCTTAGCGACTTTGAGCATGGGAGCCGCACCAACCTTATCGGACCAACTCTTAGAGAAGGTTTCACGGAGTGTGCGATCAAGTGCGGGGGCAACAGCTTTGGTTACAAACCGTTCAGTCTGCATCTCCAAGAAAGCGTCTTTGCCAAACTTGTCCAAGAAGTCATTATAGCTAAGTCCATACTCCATCATAATACGCTGCTCAAGATTCGTAACAAAGGAAAGACTCTTTGTGACTTCATCCTGCAGGAGTGTACCTGTGACTGTCTGTACGGCCTCTACAGAGCGTTCAAGACCCCTTAGGGGGGTATTAGACTCAGAAAGGTTATACCGCTTCAAAAGGCTTCCTACAGCGTCTGTATCCCCAAGGTTCTTGAAGAGTAGCTCATGCACATCTGGATTAAACTCAAAGAAGTTCTTGGCCGTATCGAGAGTGCTATCATAATCAACAATAGCATAACCACGTTTCATCATACCAAGGATTGTGCCTTTACCCTTTTGAAGCATATCCTTAGCACCAACAACATCACCCAAGGCAGCTTTACCGACTGCACGAGCGCTATAGAGTGCACCATTAACAGCATCAGAGTAACTGTTCAACAACACAGAAGCAGACCAGCCTTTTACGTTCAGGGCAACCGTTGCTGGAGCAGAAGTCATAAGACGCTTCCAGACAGATTGAACATACCCAAGGTATTCCGGGGGGTGTTTATCCAAAGCCTGCCCACCAAGACCTTTCAGCATACGAGCCATACCGGGCTTCTTAACCGCCTTCTCCCGAAGCATACGAGAGGCGTAGCTAGAGTCAGCTAGGATTTGACCAGCATTGCTTGCACGTTTCTTGAAGGCTACAGCAAGTTCTGCGCCTGTGGTGCCAACATCAAGTTTGACACCGATAGCGGATTCAAAGTCTGTTACAATCTTACTGACCAGATTGTCTGGCATCCAAGAGATAGCATCTCCAATCCAGTTGGAAGTCTTATCCAAAGGATCACGGTCAACCATGACAAAGCCTGCATCAGACAAAGACTCAATAAAGCCCTTTGACTTACCTTTCTGGTCGCCAGTCAAGAAGGTGTGCCAGAAGAGGTTATCCACATCCTCTGCACCAACAGGGAGATTGTTAGCTTTAAGAAGCTTTCCTGCTTCAACCTTAGCATCTGCCCAAGGCAAGTAGTTCATGATGTTCTTGTTGAAGTCGTCAAATGTAGAACGAAGACTTGCATCAACAGCATTAAGATTGATACGTTGTTTGATGGCAGCAGTGATCTGCGCAGGAGACTTACCTGCAAGGGTGTTCTTTAGTTCCTTGTAGGCAGAGAAAGTACCTTCGTACTTCGTGCCCTTAAAGACTCTCTCTACACCCTTAACACTAAGCTTGGTAGCACCAACAGCAAGAGGAAGTGCAATAGCACCCATAGCAGCCACAGCAGATTGAGAGAAGCTGAACTCTTCCTGTACACCAGTCTTAATCATGGTATTTTGATACAAAGCATCAAGACCAACATTAGCGATAATGTCAGGTGTAGCCATTACAGCGGCTTGCTTCATGCCGATCTTCATAAAGCCCTTTTTAGCAGCAGACTTTGCAGCAGCTTTAGCGGTTTGAGTGGCAACTTGTTTAGCTACACCCTTAGCTACTTCCCGCTGCAGTACGTTCTTAAAAGTCTCTTGTGCAGCAAGCTTGATCCCCTGAGAAGCAGCCTTGGCACCACCTGCGGTGTATAGACGACCAACACCTAGACCAACTACCGTAGTAGGGTCCCAGATAGCCGCAGAGGCATAGTCACCAAGGGCATCAAAGGTTTCACCCCAAGTGCCATTACCAGTGAAGGCATTGTCCATGCTGTCGAAGAGTAGATAGTCGGCCCCCAAACGAGCACGAGTCTCTTCATCAGAGAAAGTCGCAATACGAGCTTCACCAAAAGTGGTTACAGTTTGACCACCAGCAAACGAGCGGTGACGGTTTTGCCACAATTCAAAAGCATCTTCGTCATTTAGTTTATCGACAAAATTAATTGCCACACCACCAGCAGCAGTGATAGCTGCATCAGCAGTTGAATTAACAAAACCTCCGTTGTTGTTGCGAATAGACAAACCATTACGAACAAAAGACATGAGCTTGGGGTCTTTGAGGAAGTCTTCTCTAGTAAGACCACGACCATAAGCTTTAATTGTGTCCGTTACTTCTTGAACATAACTGGGTTCAGTTTTAACACGTTGACTAAAGGGTGTTACAACCTGCGCAGGAGCTTCTGCAGGGGTTACAGCAGTACGCTGGCTGAAAGGAATAGGACCTTCAACCTTCTGACGCTGGCTAAACGGGATCGGTGCTTCTTCTGGTTCCATTATCAGTTATTCGTATACTGTTTATTACCAACCCAGAAGATAGCGTCCGGGGGTACTTGACCCGCTTCAATAGCAGCCTGTGCCTCAGCTTCGGTATTAAAGCGGAGACCTGCAGCAGGGACTTCTTGAACTACAACCCCATAGTTCTGAATCACAGGAGACTCTGCCAGAGATGGTTGGCTAGCTACAATCTGAGACATGATGTTGCCACCAACAAGACGTTGTGCAGGGCCGATAACACCTTGATCCAAGCTAGTCTTAGCACTCAGAAGTTCAGTGTTCTTCTCTGCCAGAATGCGCTTAGTTTCATCATCTGTTGCAGCAGCCATAGCTGCATTATTAGAGGCAATAGCTTCATCCAGTGTATCACCAATACGACCATTAGCCAAGTTGATAGCTTGGTTGATCTGTTCAATACTAGGACCCTTAGCCCCCGGGAGAGGCATAAGAACAGTGGTAGCACTTGGTTGAGCAGTCATCACACTTGCAAACTCTTGTTCCAAAGGATCAAGGGTAACACCTGCAGTACGAGCAATTTCGTTTACGTCTACAGTACCACCCTCAGAACTAGCAATAACAACACCATCAACAAAAGTATTAAGCTGCTCTGGGGTGTAGGGATTAGTTTCGTCAAAGCCCGACTGTAGGGCATCGTAAGTCTCTTTAAGGGCAGTGGTTCCACCCTCAGAAGCCAAACGAGCCACACGATCAGCATCAACACCCATACGAGCTAGAGAAGCTGCATAAGCGTTAGCCGAACCACCACCAGTTCCAGTGCCAGAAGTCATGCCAAGCTCTGCCCTACGTTGAGCAATCTGCATAACCATTTCTTTTTTCTTTAGATCAAGCGCCTCTTGATACTGACGCTTTTCTTCCTGACGATTCTTCTCATCAGTGTAACCTTGATAGAAGCCAGACCAGAACCCCACAATTATTTACCTCGCCGTGTCATAAGCCCTTTAGGCTTCACTACAGTTTCTTCTTCCATCACAGGAGCTTCTTGCTGAATCTCTTGGACAAGTTCTTTTTGTTGTTGTGCAGCTAGTTTAGCTTTAAGGTACATAACCTTTTTCTGATCTTCTGCTTGTTGTTTCTTGTCAACAAAGCCTTCATCAAAGTCGATCTTCAAAGCTTTAGCAACGCTCTTGATATACTGGTGGATGACTGGAGAAACAAGGATACCAACATCGATAGAGTGCATACCCTCAGAGACACCAACACGTACAATGCCCTCGGTCACATCACGAATGGTCATGCCAACTTCAAGAGTGTCCATAATAGCCGACATACGATCTGCATCAGTCAACTTATCGATATAGAACTGCATAACCTCTTCGGGATCATTCATCTCTGGAGGACGTTCCCAAGGGAATTGCTTCGGGGGGCGGGTGAGCGACTCACCGGGGATTGGGGCTTGAAACATAGTTAACCTTTAGTTTGGGGACGACGAGCAAAGCCAGCGGGGCGTTCTGTATACTTAGCTACGCGACGATTCAGGTGCTCTTCTGCAGGACGGAGGAAATACTTGGCAACATAGGCAGCAGCGGTACCAGCATTAGGTGCTGTTTGGATAGTCTCCCAAGCACTGCTTTCAGGGCCTTGAAGCTCTTCAAACAAGAAGCTAAGTTGGGCATCTTCCTGTTCCATCGGGTCCTGAGGATTGATCCCTTGACGCTCTGCATAGGTCTCATAGCTTACACGACGAGGGCCGGTCAACTGATAAAGACCAAAACCACCACGAGAACCTTTGACAGTCGGATTAGCTTCATTAATCACAGCATTCAAACCGCTCTCATCAACAAAGTTCATAACAAAACCTTCTGCAATATGCTCAGGCATACCACGGTTCATTAGCTTTGCCTTAATACGCTCTGCAGCATCGGACTTGTATGCAGGGTAGGTTTTCTGATAATCAACGTAGTCACCAGCACCGGGGAAGCGTTGCTCTTGACCTTGAGGAGCTTGTTCAGGAAGGTCTTCCAAAGAAACAAGGTTCAAATACTCTGCAGTGATATCAGCAAAAGAACGAGGTGCAGGCTCTTCTCGCACAGTCTGCTTCTGGGGACGACGAATAAGGGCATTCTGAGTATCCTCAGCCCTCTGTTGTTGTACTTGCTTGTACTCGCCAGAGCGAATCTTATCAGCAATGTTGGAAGCATCCATGTAGAATTTATAGTAGGTCATTAAAAGAATCCTGCAAAGATTTTACCAACAAGTGCACCAATACCAGCTTTCTCTTCTGCGTTAGCTTGCATCTTAGCCATTTCAACAGACTTGTTTGCAACCATCAACTGAACTTTACGATCAAGAGCACTCTCCGAAGAGGTGAAAGCAAACGACATAAGGTCACGGTTTTGTTGCCAGTAGGCATCAAGGGCCGACATAGTGATACCAGTGGAGTTCTTGACATTAGTAAGGTTAGCTTCGTTCTGCGCTGCAGTATTAGTCAGCGCAATGTCTTGACGCCACTTAGCATTGGCTTGTGCGATAACCAGAGAGTTAGTAGCGTTAAACTGGTCACGCTGGGCTTGAAGTTGGGTGTTGAACTGGGAGATAGCATTCTCTTGCCCTGCGTTATACTGAGCAACAGAGTTGATTTGATCTGCGTTAAAACGCGCTACGGATTCTTGGAGACCTGCAAAGAACTGCTTGGTCTGGTTCTCGGAAGAAGCATTAAACTGTTGAGAGGCATTCTCTGCAGCAGTGTCCGACAGAATACCAGCAACTCGTTGTTGAGTCTTAAAGATTAGAGTCTGCTGCTCATTATTCAGATTCTGCATCTCAAACTGAGCTTGGGTCTGTGCATCCTGAGAAGCAATCGACAGTGCAGATTCCATAGCAGCTTGGACAACAGCTTGACCAGCGATAGACGAAGCACCAAGACCACGCTGCTGCATGATCCCCATAGCTTGACGCATAGCACCAGAGGCCCAAGGAGGAGTCGCACCACCTTCAAACTGGGACATAAGAGTTTCTAGCTGACCAGCAACAGTAGCCTTCTTAGAGGGTTCTGCAGTGGCAGCAGTCAGGTCTTGTGTAGCAGCTTCAAGTGCAGGGGTAGCTTTAGCCGTTTCTACAGTGGTTGCAGCAATAGGAGCAGGTGCGGTAGCGGTAGCAGTGGTACCTACTGTAGAGGCCGTTACAGGGGCTGTAGCAGCTACTTGCCCTTTGTCCTCTGCAATGGTTTGCTCTGGGGTTTGGGGAACAAGAGCAGCCTGAGCTTGCTGAACCAGAGAAGCCGGATTAGTTAGTTGTTGACTCATCAACTCCCCAGTAGAGGGGGTGTTCACTGTGTTGTAAGCTGTAGAGGTTGCGTTAAAGGCTTGTTGTGCAGTCTGCAGTGCAGCTTGAGCAGCAGGGTCATTGGGGCTGGCAGCAGCGGCTGTAGTGGCGTTTGCAAGGTTCTGTTGTGCGGTGTCAAGAGCAGCTTGGGTAGAACCCATAGAGGTCGCTGTAGGTGCAGGTGCAGGGGTAGGCAAAGGCACCAGCGGTGTGGTCGCAGTGTTTGTCGTAGTGGTCGTACCACGACCGGAAGTATCCTCTACAGTACCACCAGTAGCCAACTTCAAGTTGGGGGTATCCAACTTCTTCTGAGCCAAGTGCTGATAGGTATTCATCTTAGAAGCAGCAGCAGGGGTAGCCTCAAGATAGGCTTGCATCATCTTAGGATCAGCAGGACCTGCATAACCAAGTTTAGACAACAGCACATGTTGCTGAGTTGGGGTGAAACCAGTAAACTTCTTAGCCATTATTTAGAACCTGCATTGCATGAGTAAAGTATTGCTTACGAGATTCAATACCGTTCTTACCGCCGTTAATAAGTTTGGTCATCAATTCCACATCTTTTTTATCTGCTGCAGCATTAAGACCACGAGTCTTCCAGAACCAGCAAGCTGATTCCAGAGCACCCTCTTTAGTTTGTACATAGTCAACAGTTTCAGCTAATGTTTTACCAATTGCTTTAGCAAACATAGCATAATTGTCTTTACCAGTCAACTGGATAAGGCCCCTGCCACGGTAACGCCAACCATCACCACTAGCGGTATCACCATTTCCCATACGATTGGCATAGACAACATTGGCAATAGCCTCTGGCTTACGACCATACAATTGTTCCGCGCCATTTTTGAAATACTTAGGAAACACCTGTAATAGGCGTTGGCTAGAGTAGTTAAAGTTTTCGACAAGACGTGTGAAGTGGGAGCTTTCATGTGCGCACTGGGAGAGGAATCCTGCAATACGTTCTTTAGTGTTGATATCGTATTTAGGAAGCACTTTGGTTAGCAGGGGAAGCCAAGCATCAATTTCCTTACTCCCCACAAGGATAGCTTCAAGTTGTTTCTTATTCACTTTAACGCCTTTTGAAAAGGGAAATAAACCAGTTAGCAATTTCATTTGGTGAAGGTAGTATCCATCCGAGGATTAGGGCTATAATTAGCCAAGGAGATGTGTTTTGATTGGTGACAGTTACTTGGTCAATCTTTTGTGCTTCAATCTCTTTTGAAACAATATCTCGACCAGCTTCTTGTTTAGTCTGACTTGCAACAATCTGTTGAGTGTTCTCTTTACCTAGTTGAGTTCCTATGGCTGTAGCAGAAGGTCCACCCCCCAAACTCGACAGGGCAGACAGAGGACCACAAGCAGACAACAACAAGACTAGGAGTAAAGCTTTCACTAGGTGAGCCAACCTTTTTTACGAGCAAAGACGGTGAGGTATTCTACTACCCCAGCAAGGAAAAGAGTTACACCCGTAAAAAGCTCAGGGTCGTTCTTGATTAGTTTAATATACTCTTCGGGAACATTCCAGTAGACAAGAAGTCCACCGAGAGCACCAATAAAGTAACGGGCCGCAATACGAATCCAGACGTACATATTATTTCCTCAAGCTTGCTTCAATGCTATCCAACTTAGCAAAGATTTTATTCGTTGTATCTTTAATCTCGTTCATCTCACGGTCATGGGAATCTTTGTTAGCATCAAGTTTGCTAGTCAGAACTGCAATTTCTGTAGAGTGAGCTTGGACTTTAACGTGGAGAGCAAAGACGAAGGCAGCAACAGGGGCAACAATCCACTGGATAAGGGAGTTAAGGAGTTCCAAGATTCACCTATTTAAAAGACGCAGAGATAGCTGCCCAGACTTGGCTAGATGCAGATGTAGCGGTAAATGTTTGTGCGGTGGTGTCTGCAGTAGCTTTTGTATCTGCACCACCCATATGATTTAGGTTTCCAGCAGTAAGGTCATATCGCTCTGTACCACCCGTCCAAACTAAATCTGCAGCATTACGGTGAGATACAATAGCGACAACTGCATCACCCCTTCGTGCAGTAACAGACGTAGATGCGACAGTGCCCGTACCAGTACTCAAGTTGGTGAAAATATCAGAGGGTCGGGATACCCCTTTAAGAGACCAGACACCAATAGCAGAACGAGAGGCTGTGGTGCTGAAAGTTGCTGTAATGGTTACAGAGGTTCCTGTCGGCACGTCTGCGATAAAAAGACCTAAACCGGTTGTATTAGAAAGTAGTGTAGCTGAAACCCCGTTGATTACGGCGCTTGTTGGAATCCCCGGACCATCAGCGTTTGTATGTACAGCAAGAAGAATTTTTCTGTCTGCAGACTCAGTACCAAGTGCTACAGTACTATAGGTGTAGGTAGTTAAGTTAGAAGGATCAGAAGCTGAGTGTGTAAAAGTTAATGTGGGGTCGTCATAGTTTGCTACGACACAAGGCATTAGTGGGAAGCTCATTGCATCGCCACCCGACTTGCAGTTACACCCCCCGCAGTTTTTGTGATAATAACCTGAAACTTGTGCCCATTTGTAGTAGTAAGCAAATCCCCAAAAACCCTAGCAAAACCGCTGAAAGTTACTGTTCCTGCAGAAGCACCGTTTGTAATCTCTACAACAAGACTGTAGCTACCAGATACAGAGGGCGCTGCAAAGGTAAATGCCCCATTGTTTGTAATAGTTTTGAAGTTACCACCAGACGGAGTTGGGGTATATGTACCACTAGCAGTGCCATCATTATCCGATGAAGAAGTAAATCCACCAGTTAGATCGGAACCAGCAAGGGCTACCTTTGAATCGATCTGCGTCTGAATTGCACTTGTAACACCATCTACATAGCCAAGTTCTGTGGAAGTAAGACCTGCAGGCGTGCCAGCAAGCTTGTTCAACTCTGCTGTACTTGCTGTAAGACCTGCTAGCTTATTAATCTCGGCGGTACTTGCAGTCACACCAGTAAGTTTGTTAAGCTCTATAATTGACGAGGTAAGACCAGTCAAGGTAACTGCCGTAGTAGCGTTGCTAGCAGTGCCAGTAAGGTTCCCTGTCACGTTACCAGTGACGTTACCTGTAATCGTCCCAGTGACACCCAGAGTCGAGCTAAGAGTTACTGCACCAGTCACAGCAAGGGTAGACCCCAGAGTAGCAGCACCAGAAGCAGCAAGCGTTGTGAAGGCACCAGAAGAGGCTACAGCAGCTCCGATAGCAGTACCATCAATAGCACCTCCGTTAATGTCTACAGTAGCGAAGGTAGAGGTACCAGAAGACGTTACGTTGCCAGTGAGGTTCCCAGTGACGTTACCCGTTACAGACCCTGTGATAGGCCCTACAAACGATGTACCAGTGATCGTAGTACCAGTAATAGCTGCAGGGGTAGTACCACCAATGACTGCCCCATCTACCGTACCACCATTAATATCTGCAGTAGTCAAAACAGCAGCATCAAGGTACCCTACACCATCAATGTAGATATCTTTGAATTTAACAGAAGAGCTACCAATATCCAGAGTGTTTGTCGTTTTAGGAAGTACAGTAGTTGCAGATACAATCAAATCCTGTGCAGGACCAACCTTAGTGATCGGAGCACCATTACCTGTCGTACCATCATGGACGTGCCCTGTGGAGGCATTAAAGCCCGCCTGAATGGCATTGAACTCGTTGTCCAGATCGTCAGCATTAGCGATCTTGTTGTTAGCAATATTGTCTGCTGTGTCTGTCCGCACGTAGCCAGTCATTATCTGTCCTTATTGTCTGTCAGAAGCAAGATATTCAAAAATTGCAGCATCTAATGTGTGTGAAGGATTAGTGCTGTTGTCGTCAAATCGAACTGAGAAAGTCTTTCCAGAACCTACCAAATGGTTACTATAAACCTTGTCAATAATCCCGCCATAGTAGAACTGATTCCACGTAGCAGAACCCCAGAGGGATGTACCACCGCCAGTGCTTACAATATCAAAGACAGGAGGTTGAATTACGTTCTGTCCATTGATACGGTCAAAATCGTACTTGATACCACACTGTAGGGTAAAAGAGCCTGTAGGGGTCACGTACAGTGTAATACGGTAGAGAGTCTTACGAAGCTGAGGGTCGGTGATAGGCATGTAGGGAGATTCATAGATCGAAGCAATATTTGCCCCATTGAAGCTATTACCTACTTCCATGGAATAGATATAGCCATCATCATTAGCAAAGATGAAAGACTCACCAGCTTCTGTATATTTACTGTCACAGCAAGCTACTTTAAAGCCACGAAGAGTTCCCCACTGAATGTCTGCAGAACCCTGATCACTAAACTTTGTAGCTAGAAGGCCCTTACTAGCGGTTGCGGGGTCGGACGACACATAAGCAAAGATGCGATACTGTGCCTTACCCCGGATAACCATGCTAGAGAAGTTCGTAGCACTTGCCATAAAGGTAGCTACATCTTTGCTGATCGGATTAGAAGCAATTTCAAGGGCAAAGTCGTCGTTACGATCTGTGGCACTCAAGAGACGAAGACCATCGGGGGACATATACATCACGTCCCCACCAACTTCTTGGATAGAGTCTCCGTTGATACAACCAATAGATTGAGTAACAGGAGAGGTCACGAAGTCAGAAACAGACGACCCAGAGACTTGTACAATCTTATTGCGGGCAAAGACAAAGAGGATATCACGGAAGATAACCATTCCAGTGATTGTGTGACCAATATCAATGATGCCCCCACCAGAGGCTACAGTATAGTCAGTGTCACTGTAAGGGGCACCAAAGATTACCTTAGAGCCGTTGGCATAGAAGATGTGATTCTTGTACACACGAACATAGCTAGCCCCTTGGATATCTGTGGGGGTACTAAGGAAAGTCAGGGCATTTGTCGTATCGTTATAGATAGCGGGGTAATTGACCCCATCTACAAAAACCACCTTGTGAGTTCCATCAAAGGTAAACTCATCATGACGAACTTTACCACCAAGACTAGCCGCAGTAGCTAGAGTTGTCCACGTAGTCCCAGAACCAACAAAATAACGAGTGGCTGTACCAGTGCTACGTGCAGCGATAACCTCTGCATTATTCACAATCTTGGCACAGAGCATATCACCAGAGCCAGACACTTGAGTTGAACTATAGGGAGTATACCCAAGAATCTTACGATACCCACCGTCTTTAGTAGGTTCATAGTTCTGGAGAATAGTAGCCGAGCCTACTTTATTGATACCCTGTTGCAAAGGGCTGAGGTTACTAATCAACCCACCTTTGAACTCAACAGGAAATGTTTCCCAACCTGTAGGCATTAACCAACTCTCGAATAGCCACCAAAGTTAGATGGGCGATTAATTACGGTAGAACGGACATACTCATAGCGGTTAATATAGATCGTACGCATTTGATCCATACCACGCTTAAATTTGTCCATCATTTGCATGGCGTCTTGGGTATTACCACGGAACAGATAGGCATGGTACATAGCGCCATCAACAATGATATTACGAAACTGTTCTGGGATAGAAGGAACGTCAGTAGTATTAACAAGGTCCACGGGAAGGCTATAGTATTCATAAACCACTTCGTAGGCTTTGTCAGGAGCAGGGACTAGACCGTAGTGAAGGTCAGGAGTACGGAAGACATAGCGGGGGAGATTTACTTTGTCTGTATCATACTCTTGGTCAACAAAACGATCTAGATAGTCTTCATAGGAAATGACGGAAAGGCGAGAGGTTGTATTCCCAAGCGACACACTAGCTTTAATACGGAAGCTATCCATATCTGCAGTCTTCATTGTAGCAGGGAAAGCATAACGGGTTGTTGCAGCTACAAGGGTATCAGTCTGAGTGACGTGATTAAAGGGCCACTCAAAGTGTTCGTAGTTAATCTGACGAATAGCCGCATTAACGGCTTCTTTAGCAGCAGCATAAAAGCCTGCAGCAGTAGCAAAGTTAGACTCTGAGAGAGGAACCTCATTAAGGCGACGGTTCACATCATTGACTAGTTCAAGAAAGTTATACGCCACTTAATTAGACCCTGAAATTAGATAAGGCTAGCCCATGAGTAAACACAGACTAGCCTATTATTAGCCTAAATTAGGCCAGTTGGTTCTTTACGACCGCAGCACCTTTGATCACCGAAGCGTCAACTTCAACGCACAGCGCCCAGATACGACCAGCAATGGTACCCGGCGAACCGGAGATAACAGTGGTAGCATCAATGGTGTCAGCAGCAGCAACCAGACCAGCAGTAGTGCCAGCCTTGATCGTGTTCACAGCGGCAGCATCGAAGCTCGTAGCAGCCATGAAGGTCGTGGTACCATCACCAACAGCGACGGTGTAAGTGGTCACATCCGGCACAGCAGCAAGGTTTTCAAAACCAGCAGCCAGAACAAGCGTACCAGCAGGGACAGCGGGACCAACAGTGGTGCCCGAGGTAGCAGCCAGCGTCACGTACTTTTCGATCACGTAAGGCTGATTGCGCAGAGATTGCGAAACAGACATTTATTTATCCTTCTAGGAAAAGGGGGTGAAGGAGGGACAACTTAATGTCATCCCTCCACGCTAGCTTAGGCCAGATTGTAACGGGCGACGGTGATTGCCTCTGCGCGAAGAATCTTGCGACCGTAGAGGTGCATACCACGAACCACGTCAGCGAACGAGTCGGGGTCACGGTAGGTCTCGGTCTTGTTGATCTGCTCAGCGGTAGCAACAGCCGAATCATGACCAGCGACGATCACACCGAAGTTGGTCGACTGAGCGGTAGTACCAACAGTGCTCGGACCCGTACCCACTTTAGGCAGGTTGTTCGAGACATAGACACGGAAGCCGTTCCAGTTAGAAATAGCCAGACCATTACGCAGGGCACCCGAATCACCGAAGTCAGCATTCAGGAAGCGCGAGTCTTCGTCCTGCAGAACTTCCATCATGACCGGATCGATCACCAGCCAGCGGCCCGACTTGTCCACGTTCTGTTGGTCAAGCAGACGACCCATACGGTTGATCAGCATGACGGGCGAAACGTAAGCGGTCGGCAGAGCGGTAGCACCCGGAAGGCGAGCACCAACCGGAATCGAGTCCCCAGTCGAACCAGCCGACGACAGGTTGCCGAAGGACGGACGCGACAGTTTCATCGCCGACAGAAGTTCGTCAGTACCAGCACCAGCAGTAGCAACAGTACCTGAAGTCGTGGTGTTCACAGTATCAGCAGCAGCATGGTTAGCCGATTGCTTGTAGCCCGACAGGTAGCCCAGAACTTCTTGGTCGTACTGGTCAGCCAGACGATAGGCGGCGCGGTTAGTAGCCAAGTCCATGAAGTTGACATGCGAGTGAGCAGCTTCGATATCGTCCACTTTGAAAGCGAAGGCGTTGGCCTTATCGACAACCAGAGTGAAGTCATCATCCTGCAGGTCTTGTGCAGTCAGTTGCTGACCACGAGCATATGCCGAGACCGAGATTTCCATTTTTGTTAGAAGAGTTTTTTTAATTTTACTCTACTCTAGATTTCTCTAGAGATCGGACTATATCTTCACCCCGTAGGGTGTCCTGCACTCTTGGAACATACTTATCTACATGTGCTATCTTATACTTAAGAGTATAAAACATGTAAGGAGCTACGATAGGGACAAACTCTCGGGATTCTTTAGTGTTAAATCTTAGAGAGTACATACCGTTTCTTTTATCTACATCAAACTTAGGGGTAATTTTATACTTCTCGGTAAACCAATTTTGGAGCAATTCAGCCTCTTCTTTTGAGCAGTATGTCGAAAGACGTGTCATACAGCCACAAGGCTTTTTTGTTTTCTGGTTAAAAGAAATCGTACCCGATCCATCGTCCATAAACCACAAAGCAAGACTTTCGTCCGTCAAGTAACTTAGTAACTGTTCAGAGTAGACCTTTTTCCCTTGTGGATAAAGAACTCTGTGCATTTGCCTAAAGTACGTGTGGTTTTTATAGATTTGATGGTTTGTGTAGAATTTATTCGTAGTAGAGTTTCTAGACTGTGAAGTGTACAGGGAAGGCTCTTTACCCCCTAAGACACTGTGCAATAGCCTTTGCTTATACTGCAGATACTCAAGCTGAGAAGGCCCATGGCCAATGATCAACCTAGCTGTGCCTGCAGCTTGGGATTTATCGAGATAGATACCTCCATCACCCAACGCAAGACCGTAAAGAATGCCTCTTTTACGTTTATCCATCGTTTTCTTCCTTTCGTTAGCTACGACGAGCCACTACTTGATTATATGTATGTTCTAGTCTCTGAACCTTCCCCTCTCGGGGCTTGGCTGCTGATTAACTTAGGTTGGTCTCAGAACCCTTAGCTTTCCAGCAATTCACAGGATTATCTTCTTGGCGTTATGCCGCCAGAAGGCCCAAAACTTTAGGCTCTTTGATGATACGGACGCTATCACCCATGTTCGAGATTTCACCGAAGTAGTCGGAGTTGGTGATATCCTGAACGATAGCTTTTTTACGGAAAGCCAGTTGGACTTTCTTCGAGTAGATTACGGGCGAGAAGTTGCCGTTAGGAAGCGAGGACCAGCCCGGAGCGGATTGAAAAGCCATATGAGGTTTCTCCTTATGTTATGGCGTAAGTTAAATATAGCTAAGAAGCTATGTAACGAAAACAACCATGCGCAGAAGAGGCCATCTAATATGGGGTGTTGCTCGGGGATCAGCCTAACAAGGCCCAAATAGTTTGGGTAGTCTATCTCGTGTTATTCGTTATGGTGCCACCACGAGGACTCGAACCCCGCGCATCCTGACTACAAAACAGGCGCTCTACCAGATGAGCTATAGTGGCATTGTGGCAATAACCATTGGGTTGTCCTTAAAGGGGCCAGAGGTTATTGCCGAGAGTTATACAGTGTGACTTTTTATTGTCAAGTAGTTATCGTGCACCACCGCTAAGATCGTATTTGAAGGTGCCAGTGCGCATTGCTTCAAGAATCTTAGCTTCGTGCTGTTCGTATTCTTTATTGCTCATTTTAGCAACTTTAGATTCCGAATAGACTGCAGCACCAGTATCGTCATCAAGATTCGTTTTACCTTTAGCTTTTACGAAGGCAGCAGCTTCACGATCTTGTTGTTTCTTTGCAGCCTTAGTAAGACCTTTATCAACCTTATAAAGATCAATAACTCGGATTACAGAACGGGCGTCATCAGAGTTTTCATAGATTGCATCCTGAACCCACTTAGGTTGTTCCTCTGCCCAATCATGGAAATCATCAGAGGTTTTGATGCTATCAAAGTCAGAGTGAGCTTCACGAATTGCTTGTTCTGCTTTTTGTCGAGTCAGTTCATAACGATCTTCATCAATCTGACGAAGCTTTTCTTCAGTACCCTTAACTCGCTTTTCAGCTTCACGAGCAGCCATGGCTTGCACAATGGCGGCTACATCAGGGTGTTTAGTGATCCAAGCCTCTAGGTCTTCTTCTGAGGTAGGAAGATTAGTTGCAGTAGAACTATTAAGACGGGCCTCTAGAGCATCAATCTTTTCTTGCAGACGCTTCTCTTGTTCTTGAGAATAACGACGAAGATCGCCGTAACGCTTCTTAAAAGACTCTTCCTCTCGGTTAAGAGGTTTGTCTTCAGCTTTTGGTTCTTCTTTTACTTCTGGCTCTTCTTGAGCTTTACCAGAAAGAAGGTCTTCCAGTTCTTTTTCTTCTTGTTCAATCTTGGCTTGATTCTTACGCTTGTAGCTAGGATCAATGAGGGTAGTAGTCAAAGGGCATCCTTTCAATGGGGTCAGGAATTATCTCCTGAGTGGCCTTATTATTAGAATAGTTTATTTGGTCTTATTTGTCAAGTTTGGTTTTTGAATAAGCCCACCTTTAGCTTTACCACCACCAGTCAAACCTTTTGAGCTTGATACGGACTTAGTGGCACCAGTCTTACCTGCAATAGTACCAGTAACAGAGACAGTGTTTTTATTCATCAACCCACTGCCACCTTTTGTAGAGGAACCTACAACAGGTTTGGTTGAAGGTTTCGTAGTTGTTGTGGCGGACTTCTTAGGGGCAGAAGCTACAGGTTTGTTATCAGACTTGGTTGTAGGTGCTGCAGTAGCGCCAGTCTTCTTTTTAGCTTCAACAGCAGATTCGTAGTATTTATTGCCAGTAGCAAGTGTATCTACAATACTTTTAACCGGAGAACCCTCAAGCTGACTATCCGCCAAGTCCTCAAGTTGTGTTTGCAAGGTAGTGTTACCTGCATCAGCAGCAAGACGTGCGGCAGCCCGAATCTGAGCAATGTTATTAGTCTTTGTAACTGCACCAGCAAGACCTGCACCAAGAGGGCCACCAAGAAGTGCGCCAGCAGCAGTAATACCTTTATCTAGCAGAGTGCCTTTAGCTTGTTTGTTGGCCCAATCAAGAACACTCTGGGGGTTGGTGAAGTCCAAGTCCTTAGCCCAGTTACCACCAGCCTGAGCACCTTCTGCTTGGCTACCTGTAGCAGAGGTCTTGTTGTAACCAACCACAGCGTCTTTAGAGCCTTGACCAACTTGTACCGGAGGAATGACCGGAGCCGGTACAGCAGGATTAGTAGCTACGTTTACAGGGGCTTGATAGACGGGGGGAGTGTAGGTTGTTCCACCGAAACCCCATTGGTTAGGATTAAAGGTAGGCTGGGCGTTTAGAATTTCTTGCTCTTCTGGGTTGACGACACCACCCTTAGCGAAGGCTTGCTCTTCTTCGCCGTCATCCTCTGCTTGAAGTTCTTCTACGTCAAAGGGAAGATCATCTTCTTCATCAATACCGCCACCGATACGACCTTCTTTATCCATCTCTTCAAGACCAGCCTTAGCTTTAGCCCGAAGTTTCTCAAAGAAAGCCACCCCATAGAAGCGAAGAACATCTGCGGGGACCACGTACTCACCAGCCGAAAGTTTGGCAGGAACATCATCACGGACTTCCTCTGGAAGGGAACCCGGAGGAACCTCGTTACCACTGATAGGATCAGTCACTTGTTCAGTAGTATTGATGCCACCCTCGGCAAATAGCTTATCCATTTTGTTTATCCCTTGTATTAACGATATCCCGAAGTGTTTTTAGTTTACGGAGTGTCTTGATTGAACCTTGAGCTTTATGAATATCAACGATAACCGAAGATTGCTCTAGAAATTTATACTCCCGCTCAAGCCAAGAATCAATCTCTTCCAAGAAGCCCTGCCAGATTACAGGGTCATTGACTAGCTTCTTGATACTCATTGTGCACCTTCACCCGTGTTGCCCGCAAAGCCCGGTTCATTAGGGAGGGGCACAGAACCAGTACCAATGTTACCCCCACCAGAACCAGTTGTATCAGTTGCCTGAACACCAGCAGGACCTGCTTGCGGGGCTTGAGGTTGCGGTTGAGTTGCTTGGAACTGCTTCAAAATTTCCGCTTGGATAGCTGCAGCACCCATAGAGTTAGCAACTTTATCGGGATCAAGTTCCATACTCTTGGCAATTTCACGGATGATGTAGTCCATCTTTGCAAAAGGTGCCAGAACAGGGTTCTGCACAATCGACAAGAATTGCATCAGACGTTGGCTACGAACTTCATTAGCCATGAGAGATTCAGTGCCCTCAGCTTTAACTTCCAAGTCCCCCTTGATTTCAGGGTCATGATCAAATTGCATGTTAAAGTGGAAGAGAGCTTTACCCAAAGGACCAAGCAGGTAGTCATCAAAGTTCTTGATCACAGTGCGGATAGAGCCGTTAGCTGCACTCATTAGCATCGAGATGCCAGAGGCGGTACGACCAACACCAGAGACACCAGTTTGACCGTGTGCAAAAGAGGGGAAGCCCGTAGATTCGTCAGCAAGCTGCCGTGCCTTATCAAACATCTGCATGTTCTCGTTAGACACGTTAGGGAACTTAGTCCCAAAGATTGCCTGACCGGGAGCACCAGACTCTCGACGGAAGACCTTACCGGGATAAATCTTCATGTCCTGACCCGGAACCAGATTAGACTCGTCCACTTCGATAAGCAGGTTGCCAGACAGAGCAGCGTTATCAATAGCCATACGCATAAAGCCATTCATAAGCTGCTGAGTGTCGTCCATATTCTCAGCCACACCAATACCAAAGAAGCTATAAGGATTAACTTCGTAGGGCACAGCATAGTAGGGGAGGTAAGAAGGTTTAAACGGGTTCATGACTAGGCGCATAACCTCACCATTACAAACCCAGATATTCACAGAGACTTGTTCAGACTTAGAGTGTTCAGAAGGAATAGTTACTCCATAGTCTTTGATAACGTCAGTGTCTACGAAACCCCAGAACTCTAGGACTTCAAAACGCTCGGTAGCGACTTCCTGAGCGTCGTCTTCCATTTCCTGTTCCCACCACTCTTTAGTGTAGCTTTCACCACCAACAAGAGCACGATCAATAGCATTATTACGGAAGAAGGGACGCCGCTTCAAAGCACGAAGCTGAGAGCGAGACATTTTGTGACGCTCAACTGTGTATTCAGCCTCTTCCATGTTAGTGGCGTCAGGATCGGGGTAGAAGTTCCAAAGAGAGACATAGGAGGTATTCGGTACAAGTTTAATAGTTGGCTTGTAGTCCCCGTCTTCTGTCCAGTTAGGGTACTCTTTATCTACTGCAAAAGGACCCTTCATGATCCCTGTACCAAAAAGGGCAGCTTCAAAGGCAGTAGAACGAAGTTGTTTCTTTGCGTCAGACTCTTCCAACTGGTCGTGGATTTTCTTTTCCATCTTCTTGGCAGAGACCATGGCAGGATACATAGTAACTTGGGTAGGAGTACCACCCTCACCCTCTTTGAGTTTATCAGAGACAGGAGCAAGAGTCTTTTTAAGTCCACCAAGACGTTCTTTGAAGTCTACAAGGGTTTCTCCCGGAAGAAGCTTAGGCATAGCCTCAGGGGCCGCAGGAGCGCCCTGTACAGCCTGTTGAGCCCTTGGGCTGGTCTGGGGTGCAGTCTCGATGTAGACGCTCTCTACGACGCCCTCAGGGAGTGTGGTAGGGTTGATAGAGATAGGGAATCGGTTATTACCAAAGAGAACCTCTGTGATTTGACCATAAGCAGCCAAAACCTTAGTCTTGGTTACTTTAATAAAGACACGAGATTTTTCAGTTTCAGTGAACTGCACATCAGGGCCATAGAGACCTCGATAGTTACGATAGGATTGAAGCCAACGACGCTCTTCACCCTGACGTGCATCAGAAGCCCTACGGAAACGGGATTCCACAAGTTGCACAATACGCCCTGCAGGCTGGTCTACAGTGTCTGCCTTTGAACTATCCTTTAGCCCAGAAGCAATAGCTTCATCCATTACAAGACGATCTTCAACTTCCATTTAATTTTCCTTAGTAACCAAATTTCTCATCCACAACTTTGTGGCCTGTTCCATGTGTAGCGGGGTTATAGTCCCAAAGACTACTCTTAGGTCTGCTCATAATACCGTAACGAAGAGCATCGTACAAGTGATCTTCTGCGTTAGTATCTACATCCTCTGGATTATTCTTATCAAGTGGGATAGAAGGCAGTTGAGCAATCAAGTTCTTGCAAGTATTAAAGATGACAAGACGGGGTTCACCTGTGAAAGGATCAACTTGTAGCCGTCTATGTAGTTCGTTCTTACCTGCAACACGAGAACCACGAGAGCGATCCGAAGGACGCCAACGACAACCCTTGGAAATCATCTGCTCTGCAAGAGAGGGTCCACGATCACCACGATTATGCCAAAGAGAGCTATCGAGAACACCATAACGAACATTATCACCCTCTTCTGCTTCTAGGATCAGGTCTGCCAAATCCCAAGCCGTGACTTTAGAGTTATACATCTCACGATAGACAATCAGTTGCTCAGAAGGGCTTACAGCGATCCAGACAACACCAGTATTAGAGCCATATCCGTAGTCTGCTGCACGAAACTTTGTCCACCCATGCGGGATATCGAAAGGTTCTACAACATGGATACGACGATTAAACTCCGGGAACGCAGCGCCTTCGTTAATGTCCCAATCCCCGTAGAGCAGTTGTCGCCTTTGATGTTCAGGAAGTGAGAGAAGGTTTGCTTCGTACATACCGTCAGAAGCTAGGTAGGGGTTGTCAAAGAGCGTAGCAGGAATAAATCGACGTTTGAAGAGTGGCTCACCTTCGCGGGAGTGTCCTTTAGGCCATTTGATGACTTCTCCTGTTTCAATATCTGTAGCCCAAAAAGAAGTCTTAGGAGGTGCGGGATCGACAAACATCTTCTTGACCCAAGCGTGTCCGGGGCCACCCGGGTTGGTAGTGTTCCCAGATATCCAGACAAAATCCCGCTGTCTGAGCACAAAATTCTCTGTTCCCTCTACAGAAAGACAGTAGACCTTACCTTTATAGGGTTCAAGTGCTGTGTCATCTCTCCCCACAGTATTTTTATCTACTTTCGTAGTGGGGGAGTTCTTGGTGAGATATATAGTAAAGCGATCGTTGTGATTCTTATTTTCAGACTTAGTATGATTTACCTGTACCTTGTACCCAAGTTTTACCGCAATTTCTTGTAGATCGCTTGCGAGTTGCCTAGAACAAGTGACAGCTTGGCAGCTAGAGTTTGATTGCCAATTTCCATCACCCCTTGCGTAAGCTTGAAAAGCAACCTCAAGCTGCTCTTTTGTAGCGTTAGAAAGAAACTCTCTAGGAAAGTGCTTATTTACTGCTTTACCTAAAGGGAGAAGGTGAGTGTGCAAGGACTTATTAGTTATCTGGAAATCCCCATTGCTACACGCGCACACAGAGAAACCAGAAGCTTCCATTACAGACTTCACCCAACTTTGATTTTCTTTTTTATTCTGAGTAATTAAAACCTTATAATTGCCATTACGTGGCTTGCAAACACATCCCTCTGCAACATACAGCCCTAGGAACTCTGCATACTCTATATCAGAAAAACCAGCGATAGGGGACTTATAACCCTTAGCTTCGTAGTTCAAAGAGGTTCTAGCTACATCTATGGCCAAGGACTTATGCTCATTAAAACGAATTAACTCAAAACGCACGCTGCCTTGCTTCCGGTAGAGAACTCTATGATCCGGTGTCATGGACATGTACAGGTTCTTTTTTCTTACCCGTACAAGAGGCTCTTCCACGTCAAAAGCATGTGTGGCAGTCACAGATCGTAGTTCAAGCTCCCCTTTAGAGGTCAGAGAGTAGACTTTTTCTCCCGTAAGCACATCTTGAATAGGCTTCCATCCCGACTCGGTTAGTACATCCCCCTCATCGACACAAGCACGTTGGTATAGTTTTAGGCCTGATGCGGTTGTTGTACGAAGTCGCGAACGCATATAGTTCCAAGCGTGGGGGCTGGCCCACTGGGTCAGCTCATCGAAACCAATCCAAGCGAAGGCTTGCCCTTGGTACCTTAGTACATCGTCGTCTGAGTCCAGATAACTCATCCACAAACTTGCACCCGAAGGTGCAATCCAAGTTTTTTCTCTTTCTAAAAACTTAATCCCCGGGATAGCTTGTGGATAAAGTTGTTTAGAGACGGAGATAAGTTCTCGAAGTTCTTCTGTAGTACGCCGCAGTAAGAGGCCCCTAAAATGGGGGTTATTAAAGTATCTTACTGGGTCTGCAACCATGGCAAAGCTTTTTCCCCCGCCCCCGCTGCCACCATAGAGAACCTCTTGCTCCGAGGAGGCAAGAAAGTCTGTCTGGGGTCCCGGGTTAGGCTTAAAGATTACATCTTGAGCTTTGGGTACGTCGATAGGCTCAGGCAGAGGCTGTGCTGGTACCTTCGGTGACGGTACGAGTTCTTGCACCACCGATTCGGGCTGCTTCAAGCTCTTCGGCTTTCTTGAGGGCTTTTTCGTAGCGCGCGGCAAGGTTGCGATAGATTGTAGCTTCTCGCTGTCGGTTCTTTTCAATTCGTACTCTTTTCAACAAACCTACGTGGGAGATACTCCGTCCAGACTGAGTAGATAGCCAAGCAGCCACTTCACGAGAGGAATATTTCTTAAGGTGTTTTTTAGCTTCTTCTAAAAGTTCTAGTTCACGTTCAATAGGAAGGATGATATCAGGGTCGTTAGGGTCTTGCATGTAACCAAATGGGACCACTCTTCCTACACGGACAACAGGGTGCCACTTGATTTCAGAACCTTTATCAGGCCCCGGGAGTTCCCAAGTTTCACTCAGATTCATTTTTCGCCGGGAGAATAAACAAAGGTGCAGCAGTAGTAACTTCCACTTTCTCAGTTTTAACAAAGCCACTACGGTCAAGAATATCCTTAGCAGCAATCATACGTTCTTTGTTGCCAAGCGCAGTTGGATCAGTCAACACATTGGACATTGCATAGGCAGCTTTGGCTGCAGAACGACCAAGGAACTTTTTAGTTAGTTCTGAGATTTCGTCTTCAAGGGCTGCAACCACTTGTGAGGTAGCTACATTAGGGCTATAACCAGCAAGGTGCTTGGCAGCAACAACGTCACCACCAGCCTCTTCAAAGAGCACTTCGAGGAACTTTGTTTGTTGTTCAGATAGCTTACGTGTCATATTAGATTCCAAGTGAATTTACAGATGATTCTTCTACCAGAATAGAAAGCACAATAGCAGATGCAGTATTAGATAAAGCTTTGAGTTTATCTTTAACCTCTAGATGGAAAAAGTTATCAATCTGCATAATACTATTCCCAGCCATTTCTACATCCTTAACGAAAGTAGTTGTGGTAGCTCCGCTGTTCTTGTAGTAGTCAAGTCTAAAGGTAGCTGGAGTAGCTGTAATGTTCGAGACTAGAATAGACTTTACAGAAGATTCAAATCTGTCTGGGGCAGTATACACATCAGCTAGGCTAGTTGTCAAGGTAGAAAGGTAAACCCTAGTTTTAGTTGTCATTAGAGGTACCTATTATCAATGAGAAGAAGTTGTTGGTTGGAGTATACTCTACTACCAGCGTTATCTACAGCCTCTACCATATTATCTAAGTCAGTCTTTTCAGGGATAGCTCCGGGAATACTCGGGGCAGACGAGATAAACTGTTCATAGACTTCTGTTTGGTAGACGGTAATAAATGGCAGACCAAAGAATCTCCACTTCACTGCAAGTTCCGCTTGGTTTCCTTTGTTCACACTAAAGTCCCCATAAGTTGAGAACGCTGTATATCCAGCCGGGACTGTATAGATACTCATAGAAGTGTTGGTTGTATTCGGATTGATAAGCCCAACAATGCTACCCACAGAAGAGCCATAACGAATACTTATTGTACCAACAGCAGCTACCCCAGCAATGATAATTGCACTGTTCAATCTCTTAAAGGTTGTTGCTCCTGTATTAACTGGGGTTGTACCTGTAAGGGTAACTGTTGCAGTGATAATATTGTAGGAAGCATCTAGCCCGGTTAGAAGGATTGTCTGCGTATCTGCTGCACTTGTGGAGACGAGATACAGTGCTGCGGCACCAGCATCCCAGACAGACCAAGGATAAGTGTTAGCAGTATTATTCCAGATAGTCGTAGGCGTACCTCCTACCGCAACAGAAGGATGCTTACCAGAGAGAAAAACAATACTATGCCCCGGAATGTTACCCTTGGCAACTTCTAGAGCAAAGTCTTTCTCTGGTGTCGGGTAGGAGTAGATTGCCAATTACTTCTTACCTTTTTTCTTGACTACACCACCTTTGTTCATAAATTGAAGCTCAAGGATATCTGGCATTTTGACGATTCGGCCGCCTTTTGTGCGGAGTTTAGGGCCGATAGGAATACCACCTACACGAGCACCACCGGCACGGGCAACCCCAGTCTCGAACCTACCTTGGAAACCCGAAGGTGAGCCTGCCTTACCTGTATAGGAAGGATTAAAGGGTTTTGCAGTTGTGGGTTTGACCCCGGACTCTGCAGAAGCTTTAAGGCCACCGGAAACACCCTTACCTGCACCAAGAGCGGCACGAGCACCACCTGCAGCTACAGCAGCCACTGCGGCAGTTCCTTTATCAACACCTTTCGATTTTGCAGCAGGCATTCCTGCAGCCTTACCCTCAGGGCGAACCATATTCGTTGCCTTGGTCTCCTCTTTACCCTTGGGACGGGGGGAGCTAGAGGGGGCCTGAGACTTCTTAGGCTTAGATTCAGCCTTGGCTTTATCTGCTTTAGGGGTTGGCTTAGGGGCTTTCATAGCCTCTTTTTCTGCTTTGCTAAAGAAGTGGCGGTTCTTGTACAGAACTTTACCATCTTTACCTTTGACTTCACGAATCTCGAAGTCTACACCTTCTTTGTAGTCAGCCATTATTTCTTACCTTTGACCATACCGCCACAAGCCATGCAGGTAGGCTTCTTGACCATACCACCTTTAGCCATCTTCACAGGTTTACCACAGGTTTTGCAAGTGCCATATTCCTTCATCTGTTCCTTTTTAGGTTCAGACTTCTCGTGTTTCATCATAGCAGCTTTAGACTTGTACTTCTCTTTGGTTTTAGTCTCTTTAATAGCCATTACTTCTTCGCTTTCTTTTTGATACCAGCTTGACGAAGAGCAATCGCCACAGCTTGTTTTTGAGATTTGACAACTGGAGCTTTCTTAGGGCCTTTACCATCAGGGTCTTTACCTGCATGGAGCTTTCCTAGCTTCCACTCGTGCATAATTTTCTGAACTTTAGTCTTTGCCATCTAGCTAACCCCTTGATTTTGCTACCACTTTTTGAGGTCAGCCCAGTAAGCCGCACTCATCTTACCCTTAGCAATATTCTTTGCGTGTCGAGCCTTGAAAGCTTCCCTACGTTTGCGATAGGCTTCCGATTCACCCTCTTTTTTAGGGGAACCAGAGACTCCTTGCTGCCCAAACCGGATCAATTTGGTAGTTGAACCTTCTTTAGCCACCACTACATGACTTTTAGTAGGATGGTTAGGGGTACGCTTAGGGGTGTTGTAGGCTTTAACACCCGCTCGGACAAGTTTAGGGTCTTTTTCGGGCATCTTACTTCCTGTATTTAGCCGTTTTCTCTGCTATTTTCTTGGGTTGAGCTACGAATTGCTTACCTTGTTTAGAGCCTTCACGCTTTGCTTTGGTTGTAGCAGAGTATTCTTGGCTTGAAAGGGCTTCTCTAGCTTTTTTAGGTAGGTATCTTTCACCTGTAGCAGACTTACCTACGGTAGAGTTCTTACCTGACTTAGTTCCCCAATCTTCTTTTGTCCATTTAGACATAGATTTTTGAGCTTCGGTCTTTGGTCCAGAGTAAGTACCACCTTTTTCTTTGTAGAGCTTACCTGCTAGCTGAGCTTTACGTGCTGACCACTCACCTGCATCACCACCTTTGGTCCCAGCTTTAACTTGGGAGACGACAGAAGACCAGAGCTTCTCGTTAGAGCGTCCCACTTGACTCAACCCGTTTCAAGTTATTAGCTTCAAGAGTAGCAATCCAGTGGTCGTAAGGTTGTATGTTATCTTCAAAGGAAGAAATCATAGCTTGGAGAAGAGGTATAGCTTCAACAGGAGGCTCTGCCATGAGGTCAAAGAACCCCGGCTGAACATCAGGACGGCACCCGTAATGCGTCGCAGGCTCTGCACCATCAGCAGACAGTGGCACAGAGAAGTTATCCTCGCCCCACCCCTGCGCCACGCCAAAGGCGTTTCCAGCGTCACGATATGCGGCTGGCAGGATCAAAACTGCGCTAGTCATAGCGTCACCCCCGGAGTGTTGCGCGCGATCAGGGCTTCCACCCGTGCGATGGTTGCAGCGTCAAGGTTCGGGCCGAAGCGCACGGCATGGCCGAAGTCTAGGCCGTTGAAGGGTAGAGATGTGCCGCCGCGACCGTAGATGTAGGCGGGATATGCGAGATAGTTTCCTGTGCCTTGGTCTGCGGTGGATTGTGCGGCTTGGGTGCCGTTTACGCGAATCGCATTGCTATCTCCTGAAATATCCATCAACGCAGAAACAACATTTGTTATTGGAGACGTGTATGAAGCCGGGGTATTGAGAGGCGAAATCACGGTGCCTTTTGATGACGCGTGATAATTTGGCCCGGTCGCAGTTGTAAAGTTCCCGGGTCCGACTACGAACGTTCCGTTGTTACTGTTTACGTTTGCGCTGTATTCAATGAAAAGCGCCGCCGCCGCATCACTTAGCTTCCGCACCCCAGCAAACACCTGCGCCTTATCAGTTCCCGGCGTGATCGTGGGCGTCACATAGGCATCATCCACGCCATCGGCTTGGACGTAGTAGCAGGTTTGGACGCCAGCCTCGGTCACGTCATATTGCGATGCAACGCGCTGATAGGCAGTTGCGGATGATCCGGTTTCGAGCTGTGCACCCCATAAATCAATATCGCCTGACGCGCTCCCCCCTGATCGACTGTCATGAATGTTAATAAATTCGGCAGTCCCGCTACCGCTATAGGTGAGTGACACGCGCTGCCAGCTATCAGTCAATGCCTGCGTTTTTGACCCTAAAACAGCACCCGCGTTGTCGGTGGTAACCATGCGCAAGGTTTGGCCATTGCCCTTGGCATATACAGACAGTGTGTAGGTACTGCCACTTACAGTCGTGTATCGAGCATAGAGGTTATTTTGTGCGGCTGTAATCGACAGCCTATCCGCGCCGGCATCTCCCACAGGGCTTGTGACGGATGTAGATGATATTGTGGCGGAACCCTTAGTCCAAACCGCATTATCAAACTGCTCAGTATATGTCAGCAGGTTCCGCCGCCCAGTCTTGGGCATCCATCCGTAAACGCCGCGCTTGGCATCGCTCACGGCAACTTGGTGGTTGCCTGCGAGTTCGCGGACGGAGATGTTGTCAACGGAGCCTGCGGTAATAGCCCCAGAAGCCTGCTCAATCAAAAGCGCAGTGTTTCCGTTTGACTTCAGCAGGAAGGTGGTTGTCCCGTTCGAGAAAGTCGGGGTGTTGGATGCGGTCCCGCCGATGAAGCGAAGCCATAGGCTTCCGCCCACCAATCCGCTTACGTTGATCGTAACTCGGTAAGTCACGCCGGACGTTGTGGACATATTCTGAGAAAGCGAAGGTGCGCCAGTGAAGGATGCTGATCCAGCAGACCAAACAACATTGGTGACTGTCCATCCGCTTAGGTCCGCATCAAAGGTTCCGTTTGTTACCTTCTCAGCCCCGATCCTAAGCCCCTGATCCTTACTCAGCCGCAGCCCCACACTCTGCCCTGCCGCAGTCACGGGCGTAGTGCCAGCGCGGTCCTGATATAGCGTCGTGATATCCCACGGCTCAAAGGTGAAACCGGGTTCATTATTACCAAACAAGGCCCCTTGAAGCGTGGTTTGAGTACCACTAAGGAGCCTTCCCCGCAGAGCTAGAGAGAGTGTGATACTGGACATATTAGGCAGAAATCAGTGCAAAGATACCGGTAGCAGTGGTGCTAGTAGAACGAACACGAGCTACAGAGCAGTTGATATAGAAGTTAGCCGGAACAGCTACAGTAATGGTATTTCCATCAACGTCCAACCAAGAGACGTTACCAGCACCAGTCACATAGAGACCAATAGCTACGTTACCTGTCCCTACGTTATCCGCAGAGTCAGAGGGAGTGACCGAGACCCAAGTACGGATAAGACCAGTAGGATTCTCTTGAAGTTGTTTGAAAGGGTTGGGCATTATTTTTTACCTGCTTTGGAGTTTCTGGGGAAAGAGCGATTGGTTGTCTTGCTTACGACACGAAGATTAGAGTTGTGGTTTTGAAGGGGATTACCATTGGAATGGTCCACATCCTTACCATCACCCTTCTTGACTTTACCAGCTTTCATAAGCTTTGCTCTTGCAGCATTACGAGAGGCTCGACGTTTGATCTGTTCAGGCTTTCCCTGATAATTGTTGTATTCACTTCGAAAGTCACGTGGCACGATACTTCACTTCTTTCTCAAATGGGTACTCGTCCCAAGACAATTTTTCTTCTGGTTTGTGACAGAATCGAGGTTCAATCTTTCCCTCTTTCAACATTGCCCACTCTACATAATCCAGAGTGTATCTCTTTCCCAACGCATGATAAAGAGCTTCACGGACATAGAAAACATCTGACAGAGGGATGTGGACAGAGAGTACAAAATTATTGTCGTTTCGAGCTACTGCAGCGTAGAATTCTTCAATAACAGCATCTTTCACAAAGGTCTTCAACTTTAAGATTCCTAGTTATACTTTATGAGTACCTAAAGTCAATCCACCTTTTCTAGATTCTAGAGTTGAAGTCTTCGACTTCTGGGACGACAAAAAAGGTCTTCAAGCGCCTTAAGGGATACATAATGTTTTCCATAATGTTCCCTCCTTAAAGTTCTCTTAAAGAACCTTAATAATTATATAAATATAATAGGAGATAAAGGTTAACCTTAAGGTTTCTTAAAGAACCTTTAAGTTCTCTCCATTATGTACTCTTACATTATGTATACTTTAAGATAGCATAAATCTCCTTCTTGTCAAGACCTCTAACTAAAATTATTTCAAAACATAAGGTCTTGCCCCCCGATCACCCCAGAGTTTTAGATTACAACCTCGTTCTACCTAGTTCAGAGAGAAAGACCCTCATAGAGGCCGTAGGAGAGCCTGTAGAGGCCCTCTGAGAGTTTTTATAGGTCACCCTAGCCCAGAGCCTCTGAGGCCTCTCTACGGGGCTAAAAAGGGCTTCTTTACGAAACTAGGATTTTGGAAGAGATTTTGTGGCTCTTAAAGGGACTTTTGTACGGCTTAGGGGGTTCAGTGCGTATTTCACTTCCGGACTTTGACCCTAGTTATCTGACACAGTGTAAACATAGAGGTAGTTAACAAAGTCATTTTTTAGAATTTCTGGCGCTGGCCGTGCATAACGTACCTAGGACCCCCCTCTGGCCCATGCCCCCACACCCTTTCTTGTCGTCCCTCTTTCCCGATAACCTAACGTTTGTTCACATTGAACCACCCTGCTAAGCCTCTGATTTAATTTAGTCGATGAAGTAATTCATTTTGTTGAGGTAAAGGGATACCCCATGAAAAACAGTTAGCTTTCTAGCTAAGTATCGGGATAGGGCGAGGGGATGCACCATCTTGAGAACATCAGGGAACCCTCTGGCCACCATTTTGCTACCTTTGGACACCATTTTGCCGCAACACTCTGGCAAACATTTTGCAGGAACATTTTGAAAAGATGGCTTGACAGGGTATCGCTTGCCGTAGCATATAGGGCTTGTTAGTTTTGTTTCCTAGTAACTGCCACCGAATAGGCCAGCCGCGAAAGCCGCTAGTCGAAAGGGATTACCGCTAAAGGGCTTGTCCACATAAGGGCAATGCTACGCGATATAGCGCCACGCGCGGCATGTTCTCTTTGCTCACTGCTAGGCAATCAATCCCGATTGTCTTGTTTAGGGCAAAGCCCACAATTGAAAGGACTTCCACTATGGCCACCCGTTCCAATGCCGCCGAACACCCGCAAGAGGCTTTCAACCTTGAAGCCTTCGCAGTTTCCGTTGAGGCTTTCGCTAAGGCTAAGACGGTCCGCAAGGACGCCCGCAAGGATGCAGAATTGATTGCCAGCAAAGAGGAATTGCAGCTTCTCTTTCCTGCGATTGAATACGCTTCCCGCACGTTCGATTTGCAGCCGATTGCATCCTATATGCTGCGAGTGAAACCCGCCGCGATTGTGCAGCGTGCTATTCTGGGGGTTTTCCCGTCGCATCGGTTCGCCCTTGTGAAGGAAGGAAAGGGCAAGGCGCGGGGTCAGTATGTGGTGAAGGATGGTTTGGCCAAGGGCTATGATCTGGACAAGGTAACTGTCCTGCGCGCCGCATTCGTGTCGAAAGACGCATTCACCTGCGAGCGTATCAAGGCCGCTTTTCCTGCGCCTACCGCGACGCAAGATGAGGCCAAGGCTAAGGCCCAAGCGTCTTTGGCAAAGTTAGTCAAAGGGCTGGACAAGGCTACCATTGCAGAGATGTTGAAAGGGCTTTGATCCATGGCAATCGGGAAGAATGCCCGTAAGAGGGAAGCCCGAAAGGCTTTCCATGCAGATCAAGAGGCGGGGGGCAAATTGCCCTTCGCTTTCAATGTCGTGGAATACAAGGACGGCAAGCGCCGCGTGATCACCTTTGCCAGCCTGACAAGTTACAAGGCTTATCGTAAAGAATTCTATCCACAAGGCGCTAAAGGGCGTCTTATCCTTGAAAGTGATTTGTCGCTTATTGATGATAGCAACAAGGATGCAATGCGGGCCAGTGTCACGAATAAGGGCATTGGCTTGGGCAATGCCGATAGGTTCAAGCGTGTTAAATCTCTTGTGCCGGATGAACCTTCTAGCAGGGCCGCAAAGGGAAAGCGGTTTGGTCTATCAACCTTCAAGCCTTCCGTTGACGTTATCAAAGCCTAGACTAGCCCCTGAATGGGGCTTTTCTTTTGACCTGAACCTAACCCGCCCTTGGCGGGTTTTTTGTTGTCCAAAGCCTATCCCTTACGTCCTAACACTCAAATCATGATAGTAGTGGGCGCAAGGTGGGCTAAACCTGAAAGGTGGTGAACTGTGTATTCAGAGGATTACTTCGGGCCTTTTCGTTGCGGCGATTTGCAACACTACCAAGGCAGGGTGATTGTCTACTTCTACGCAGAAGAACTTGGTTACCCGACCCTATCAGTCTGCTGGTTTCGGTGAGTTTTATGGTATGCCCTTAAAGTGGGCATACTTTATGAACTCAGCCTGAAAGGTGGTAAGCTATGCGTTGTAAGGATTGCATCTACTGGGAGGAACCTGCTCAAGATGAGTGGTGTCCTGTGAGGTCTATCATGGGGTACTGCAAGAGGACCCCCCATGCAGAGTCTATGACAGAGTGGGATGAGGATAATGACGATCCCATCAGAGTTATTCTCCCTCAGTTTACTAACAGGTCAGCCGCTGCAACCGATGCTTCTGGGTATAGTGCGGGGCTTCTTACAAAACCGGAACACTTTTGCGCAATGTTCAAGGGACAGGAACCATGATCGAATATTATATTGTTGAACACAACCCAAATCTTTTTGCGGTCATGTCCCGTGTGACAAAGACCAACTGGAGTGGGGCTAAGCGAAGCTTCTGTTGTTTTGTGTCCTCGGCTACCACCCGTGAGGGGGCTAATGCAATTATTGCCAAACTGGAGAAGATGTAATGAACCTGTCACAAGTAGTGTTTGCAATCGACAACGGGTCTGACCTACGCACCCGAAAGAAGTTTCTCAAGTGGGTGGACAATCTTGTTGCCACTGAACAGATTTCCTACTGTTCACCCTGCATCGGTATGTGGGAAGGGCAGCTTGAAACCTGCTACCTGATGCGAGAGGTGGACTTCTTTGACCATATCGAGTGGTCTATGTGGGTGAGGGATCAAATCTGTGTGATGCTGGTCTCTGGTGACACACGTCAAGATGCTTGCCTCTGTTTCTTGTCGTCCGGTGAGACGGAAAGTCTTGGTGGTCCACTCGTTGAGGTCTCTGCCTCAGAGGCTATGTCTCGTTCTGGGTGGACCTACGTTGAAGCAACTGGGAAATTCTTTACTGTGGAAGGTGTGAAATGAACAAAGAAGAACTCAAAGTGTTGCTTGAACAGCACAGACTTTACCTCTACGGTGAGGGTGGTAAGAAAGCTGACCTTCGTGGTGCCAACCTTCGTGGTGCCAACCTTCGTGGTGCCAACCTTCGTGGTGCCGACCTTTATGGTGCCAACCTTCGTGGTGCCGACCTTCAGGGTGCCGACCTTCAGGGTGCCGACCTTCGTAGTGCCGACCTTTATGGTGCCAACCTTACTGGTGCCAACCTTCGTGGTGCCAACCTTTATGGTGCCGACCTTTATGGTGCCGACCTTACTGGTGCCAACCTTCGTGGTGCCAACCTTCGTGGTGCCAACCTTTATGGTGCCGACCTTTATGGTGCCAACCTTTATGGTGCCGACCTTCGTGGTGCCGACCTTACTGGTGCCAAGCTACCTAACTTCGCCATCTGCCCAGAGGAAGGGTCCTTTATTGGGTGGAAGAAGGTTTCTGGTGGTGCTATCCTTAAGCTTCTGATCCCTGCGGAAGCCAAGAGGACCTCTTCCCTTGTGGGTCGTAAGTGTCGGGCAGAGTTTGTTCAGGTTCTTGATGGCGAAGGTGTCTCAAGTTATGACGGAAAAACCTACTACAATGTGGGTGCCACTATCTACCCAGACAAATATGACGACAATATCCGTGTGGAGTGCACTTCGGGTATCCATTTCTTTATCACTCGCAAAGAAGCGGAGGAATACTGATGCAAGTTCTACTTGAAAAGTCCGATGGTGTGCGGTCTCCCTTGAAGCTTGACGCTTGGGGTATTAACCGTATCAAACTCGACAACCTAATCAAACTGGGGTATGTCTATCACGTGATCCGCACTGACAAGGTGGAAGTTATCCGCTTGTCCAACTCGAAAGGAATGAACTGATGAAAACCTTTGGTGAACTCTCTCGTGAAGAGAAGATCGAACTCTTCTCTGCTTGGGTAGATGGGAAACCCATTGAGTACTATTCTAATAAAAATGTGGGTTGGGTTGCCACGACTCCCCCTTCTTGGAGCAAGGATTTCTACTACCGTGTTAAGGTCACTCAAGACTATATCGACTGGGATCAGGTGCAGCCTCAATACAAGTGGATGGCTCGTTCCTGTAGTGGAAACACCTACCTGTATAAGGTGAAACCAGAACTTATGTATGATTGTTGGGGTGCCTCTTTACGCACAGAGGAAATTGTCAAGGTAACTCAGTCGTCCTACATCCAAGGTACTACAGACTGGAAAGATTCTCTTGTTGAGCGGGGTGAGTGATATGAAATACTTTCTGGAAGACCATGCAGATACTATGTGGTCTGCTTTCACTGTGGCTTGTCGGTCACTCTTCTCTGCCTTTGTCTTTGGTGCAGCACTTGGCGTGGTGTATCACACGTTCATCTTTATCTGGGGGTTGGGTCAATGAAGTTCAATGTTGGTGATCGGGTGCGGTATGTGCATCAAGAGAAGGAACATCGTGACTATCGAGACTTGACGGTTGGGGTGGTCCGTGGTGTCACCCCTATCGAAGGTGCTTACTGGCCCTATGATGTGGAGTTCGATAACTACAGTTATGGTCGGGACTACTATCATCCCTGTTCTGAGG